TACATTTGGTTTGGCTGGTGTTTTACAATATGCAGCTGGTGTTATTCGTATCGCTGCAAACATTAAGAAAGCAAAAGATATTTTATCAAAGGTAAAAACTCCAAGTGGTGGTGGAGGAGGTGGTGGTTTATCAATACCAAGTGGTGGTGTAGGTGGTGCAGTACAAGCACCTATTGCTCAAGGTATATCAGTACAACAAACAAGTAGCATTGGAACATCAAACGTAAATATCAAAAACACCGATGCAATAAAAGCGTATGTTGTAGAGAGGGATATTACCGATAGCCAAGATAGAATTAACAAAATAAAAGCAGCAGCCACATTCGGAGGTTAAAAAATTAACAATTTATATTTAAAGATATGGACTTACCTATTTACAAACTTATAATTAATTCAGAGCTCGAAGATGATGCCGAAGTTGATTTTGTTGCATTGGTTGATAAACCAGCAATCGAAAGAGATTTTCTAATGTTCAACAAGCAAATGAAGTTTGAGATTACAAACGAAGACAAGCGTATTTTATCGGGTGCTATTATGTTAGCCGATATGCCTATCTATCGTAACAATGAGGAGTTTGGAGAGCATTACGTTATGTTTGATGCCGATACCATAAACCAAATCGTACAAAAGTTTTTCAAGAAAGGTTATCAAGCCAACGTGAATGAGATGCACAATCCAAACAAACAAGTGGAAGGTGTTACGATGTTTGAAAGTTGGATAGTAGATAGAGCAAAAGGCAAGTTGCCGATGAGTGGTTTTGAGGATGCAAAAGATGGCTCATGGTTTGGTAGTTACAAGGTTGAGAACGATGAAGTATGGGCAAAGGTGAAAAATGGAGAGTTTAAAGGTTTTAGCGTTGAAGGAATTTTCGGTTATTCGGATAGAGTAACAAAGGATGATATTTTGGTTGAACAAATCAAAAACATATTGGAGAAAGCAGATTTTTAAGTTGCCCAATTATTAACAATTATATATTTTACATTATTAAACAAATTGATTTATGAACTCAAAAGAAGCGTTATTACAAATTAAAAATTTGTTATTCGCTAATCAAGAGGAAGTAATCCAAGAGGAAGTAGCAGTAGAGTTTGCAGAAGGCGTTTTAGCAGATGGAACGATTGTATCGTTTGATAAGTTAGAAGTTGGTGGCAAACTTTCAGTAGTTACTCCCGATGGTGAAATTCCAGCACCGATTGGCGAACACGAATTAGAAGACGGAACTATTGTGGTTGTTCTTGAAGAGGGCGTGATTTCAGAAGTTAAAGCACCCGAAATGGTTGAAGAAGAAGTAGTTGCAGAAACAATGGCAGAAGATGTTGTTGAAGAAGCACCTATGGAAGATATGCCATCTATGGATGTGGCTTCAGAGATTGCTAAACTTGATGAAGCACTATCATTAAAGATTGCCGATTTATCTACTAAAGTAGATATGTTGAACGAAGTATCTGAAAAGTTAGTTGAATTTTTAGAAACCTACGCTAAACAACCAATGGCGAATGAAACTCAAGCACCTAAAAATGCTTTTCATTCACAAAACAAAGTGAGCAAATTAGATGCTCAAAAGAGATTACAAAACATTTTTTCACAATTTAAAAAGTAAAGAACGATGGCTTTAGATTTATCAGGACTAACCAATTATGTTCGTGAGAACGAGTTGCAGTTAGCAACATCTTTGGTATTCAAACCAAAAACTGCCCAATTAATTGAGGGCGCTGGAAACGTACAAGTAGGCGTTAAGTCAGCAGAAAAAATTAACATCATGGAAACCGATGCAGTATTTCAAGCTGGTGGTTCTTGTGGTTTTTCATCAAGTGGTACAACTGCATTCACTCAACGTACTTTGACCGTAGGTAAAGTAAAAGTAAATGAGAGCATTTGCCCACGCACATTTGAGGCAAAATATACTCAAAAAGCACTTCGTGCTGGTAGTACGTATGACTATATGCCATTCGCTGAAGAATTTACTGCAAAGAAAATTGCTAAAATTGGCGAAGCATTAGAAACTGCGATTTGGCAAGGTGATACTGCAAGTGGTACTGCTAACTTGGCAAGATTTGATGGTTTGATTAAATTAACTGCTCCAAGTGGTACTTTAGTAACCGGTGTTGTAAATGGTAACCCAAGTGCAATTACTACTGCAACTGGTATTACTACTGGTAACGTAATCGGTATCGTTGATGGTATCTACCAATTAATCCCAACTTCAATCATTGATAATGGTGATGTGGTTATTTTCTGTGGTATGGATACTTTCCGTAAGTATACTGTAGCATTGAAAAACTTAAACTTATTTAACTACGCTGCCGAAGCAGTTGATTTCGAAATCGTAATTGCTGGTACTAATGTTAAATTGGTTGCAGTAAATGGTTTGAATGGAACTAACAAATTATGGGCATCTCGTTTATCTAACCTTTACATTGGTGTAGATTTATTAAACGAAGAGGATAGATTTGAATTGTTCTATGCTAAAGAAGCAGATGAGATGCGTTTTGTTGCCGAGTTTAAATACTCTGTAAACTATGCATTCCCAACTGAAGTAGTTTACTTCGCATTATCAGCATAATTAACTAATTTTTAACCAAAGAAGGGGTAGGTGGTTATCTACCTACCCTTTTTTTTAATTCTCAAAAATATGCCTTGTGCCTTAACCAGTGGATATACTTTAGATTGCAAAGATGCAATAGGAGGTTTAAAGTCGGTTTTATTTATTGAATTTAAAAACGTAACTGCGATTACCGTAACTGCAAACGTTGTTACTACTATAACTAAAGCAGCTGCTAAAACATTCTATAAATACGAACTTGCTAAAGAAACTTCACAATTTACAGAAACCGTTACTGCGTCAGCACAAAACGGAACTACTTTTTATGCTCAATCATTGAATATCATTTTAAACAAATTGCAAACTGCTATTCGTAATGAGATTTTATTACTTGCACAAAACAATTTGATGGCAATTGCCGAAGATAAAAATGGTAATTATTGGTTGTTAGGTCGCTTAAACGGATTAGATATTTCGGGTGGTACTGCACAAACTGGTACTGCTTCGGGAGATAGAAATGGTTACGAACTTACTTTTGATGGTCAAGAAAAAGAATTGGCTATTCAAGTTGCAAGTGGTATCATTGCCGGTTTATTGACTGCATAATTCAATATTTCTTTAAAAAGAAAAGGGAGGTTGCTTGATTGCTTCCTCCCTTATTTGTTTGTAGTGTTTCTAACTGCTATAAGTAATATGCTTCATTTTGGTCGTGACCGCATCCACCATCGTCATATGCGTCTGTAGAGTTTTCCTCTTTTTCTACTTCTATTGCGTATTCTTGTTCTTCAATAAATGATTGTAATATTTTTTTTGCATCTCTGATTGTACTAATTGAATATCCATAACAATAAGCAGTTCCTTCTGACCTTGTATGCCATTTATTTTCAGTATGTTTCTCTGATGACTCTAAAATTCTAAATAATGATTTAAGTTGTTCTAATTGTGATGTGTTCATAGTTTTATTTTTTATTGGTTTTAACTTGGTTTATTTTTGCATTTACATAGTCACAAAGACCGGCAAAGGCGATAAGTCCGATAAACGGAATGGCTAAAAAAATTGCGATTTCTAATGTCATAATTTTGAGTTTAATGGTTTATTTTTTTTTGTATAATCAAATTTCTAAATAATTATTGGAATAAAAAAACTTTTTTTAATTTATTTTTTGTTATTAAAAATCAATCACTTGCAACACTTGTTCAACAAAATTGAACACTTGTTCAACACTTGTCAACAAAATAAAAGAAAATAAAAGAAAAGAAAATAAGTATATATAGTTGTTTGTGTTTTTGGTTTTTTATATTTATTAATATGATACTTTTAACAAAAGGAGAAACGCAAGAGATTGTACTTTCATTAAATGAGAAAGTGGCGATTGCAAATCCGGTATTTTATTTTGTATTTGAAAACGATATGACGAATGAAAGTATTGCAATGGTATTAACTGATACTTCATCTTACAAAGCACGTTACAATTCATTTACCTTAAATACCAATACTTATTTCTTAAATGCTAAAAACGGATTTTTTACATATAAGGTTTATGGGTTAACTTTGCCCGAATGGAATAACATAAATACTACTTGGGAATTGCTTACCGGTGTTACTTGGAATTTATTAGATGATGATGAATTGTTAGAAGTAGGTAAGATGAAATTGGTAGGCGATGCGTTTGAATTTATACAATACGAAACTTTAGAAAATAATTACATAATTTATAATTAAATGGGAACAACATTAACTGGATTAACACCAGCAACCACATACGATGCGTTGCTAAAAACTACCGATAACCAACCATTAACTACTTCGCTAAAAGTTATTACCGATGGTTTGGGTAATAATAGTGCTTTTAGTTTGTCTACATTGGCAGCAAGTATTACCGGTACATTGGCAGTATCTTCTACCTTAACTGCAAGTAATTTAAGTGGAACGAATACTGGGGATGAAACAAACGCTACAATCAAAAGCAAATTAGGTATTGCTACCACAAGCGTTGATGGGTACTTAACTTCTACCGATTGGACTACGTTCAATAACAAGGTTGCTACTACACGAAGCATATCT